ATATCTGCTGCAGTTGCTAGGTAGAAATCATTTCTCACATAGTTAGCTCCATTTTTCTGGTCTAAACTTCCCATACCTCTGGATGATACACCGAGTTTAGCACCCTCATCCATAAGATTCTTTACGATATTACCCATTGGTGTGCCAAGGATCTTTGCCTCACCAATAAAGTTCTTTCCATCTGGATATAGAGCAGTAATCATATGACTTGCTCTTTCCAAATTAACTGTTGGACCATCTGGATGACCTAATTCACCAAATGCTCTTTTTTCTGAGATATACTCTTTGTTATATCTTTTGACTTCTTTTTCTAGTATTTCCATAGGATAAACTCGACCATTACGATTCTTTAGGTCTGCTTGCATGAAGATACCTTTTATCTTATAGGTCTTCTTACCATTTTCGTCTTGCTCGGTAAGGTATTCTACATTAGCGACTTCTTCTGAAATTAATTTTATTCCCATATTTTTATCCTATGTGAGATTGTCGTATCCACTCTCTTTTCTTAATTTAAGTACAACAAATCCAGTTCCTGAACTTCCGTTGTCTAATACTATATCACCAGTTACTCCAGTTCCAGCATTATTTGCTATGGAGGGAACACCATCACCAAATCCTATTTTACCACTACCATTTAATGATAACGCAACAACATCTGCATCAGCGTCAAATGAAATAGTAAAATTTACATCTGAACTCCAAGAACATCCAACAATTGACAATCTTGGATTTGTATCAGCACCTGCTAATCCAGAAGCATCTACTATCGATGCAGCACTATTAGTAGAGCTGAATGTGACCTTGACAACATGTTCAAAGTCAGAATCTTTTATAGTTTGTAATACTACTGCCATTTATTTATAATCCTAATGTTATATTGATGTAAAACCAGCAGATTTTCTCATCCTTAAGATGACATAACCTACACATGCTGCGTCATTTTCAAAATAAATGTCACCATCTACTCCAGTTCCAGCATTATTTGCTATTGATGGCGCACCATCAGCAAAACCATAACTGCCATTACCATTTAATGATAACGCAACAACATTTGCTGTAGCATTAAACTCTATATCTAAAGGAGAACTTAAAGACCATTTACAGCCAACTATTTCAACTCTATCACTACCATCATCAGCAGCAGATTCGTATTCTCCAACATCTATTACTTTAAGTGCTGTGCCATTTGTTCCTGTAACGATAGTTTTAGTGACAATTTCAAAATCAGAGTCTACTAATGTCTGCGTTGTATATGCCATTTCTTATCCTTAAATTGACAAAACTTCTCGTTCGAAGTAATCCGTAAGTTCTTTTTCAGTAACTCTATGTTTCTTTGAGACATCACGAAGTGTCTTTTCGAAGTTATTTAGTATATTTAGTCCTTTAGTGCCGTCCATTAGCGTAAAAATCTCATCTACTGCCTTTTTCATCTTAGGAGATAACTTTTTATACTCCTTAGATTTCTTATGCTCATCCTTTTCGTTAACAGATGAATAGTATTCACCAAAGTTAAGAATCATCTTCCCCACTCTCAACAGGTGTTTTAACAAAGGAGTTTGCTACTTCAACTCTTTTAGTTTCTAACGAGGTTCCAACTTTCGCAGACATAACATCATTAAATGCTTTCTCTGCTTCTAAGTTATCACCTTTGTGTAGTGCGTCAATCATATCTCTTGTATTTGCCATAGTTTAATCTCCGTCTTGGTCTTTACCTTCTAAATCATCTGGTGAAATAAATCCACCAGAACCATCTTGAGGATATCTTGTGATACCATCAGTATTACTTGGAATATCAATTCCACCATCCTCGACATCTTCACCTGATTCTATAGAAATTTGTTTTTGCATTTCTTCAATCTCTTCATCAGTCATACCTAATACATTCTTTTGAACCCACTCTTTACTGAAGAATGTGCCAATATATTGTTCAATTGATTGAAGTGATTGCAATTTATCATTCAATAATTCTGCTTTCTTTAATTCAGCAAAGTGCCCATCTTGTAAAAAGTTATATTGAATATGCTCTTTAATTCTATCCCATTCTTCAATAGTTATTACACCCTTTAGTACCAATTGTGTTTTTAACATATCAGTAAATAGTGGTGTAAACTTCTTACGAATTCTTTGAACAAATTTAGTAAACTTCAATTCATCTCTAGTAATTTCAGTTGAACGACCTAAACTAAAATTGTTTTCTGCTTCCATACGAGAAATAGGAACATTCAATGAACGATATAATTTGTTTTGAAAATATTTAATGTCATCTATCTCACCTAAATTAGAACCTCCAGGAAGTGTAGTAATCTCAGTACCACGACCACCTTCTCGTCTTGGCAACCAAAAATCTTCTAACATTGACATGTGGTTTCTATCATCACGAATTTCACCAGTAGATGCATCGTAAACTAGTTTGTTACGATATCTGTTCATTACATCTCTTAGATATTGTTCTGCTTTTACTTTTGGTAAGTTGCCGACATCAATATAAAAGATTCTTCTTTCTGGTGCTCTTGATATTCTGTAGATAACTAAACTGTCTTCAATCATTCTTAATTGATTGATAGGTTTAATTGCTTTGTGTAAGTATGATAATACATGTCCTTTGTTTTGGTCAATTAGACCAGAAGGACAATATGTAATACTATCAGAAGATATCTTGATACCCTCTGTAGTTCCCATTTTTAGACCTTTATCGTTGTAGATAAAGTATTCTTCTATATCTTGAATTAAATCAATTTGTGTTGTATTGTCTTTTTTCTTATTGACTTGTCTTACTTTCTTAATCTTCTTAGGATCTATGTAACGAACCTCAACAAGTCCTTTCTTTAGGTCACTTTTATCAATTACTTTATGATAAAATAATCGACCATCAATATACCATCTTCTAAAGATGTCGTGCCCTTTAGTATTAAAGTCTAACAATCTTAATACAGTATCAAACTCGCTACGAATTCTTTTCTTGATAGCTTCTGAGTATTGTAAATTATCCAGAGAAATAGAAACCGACTGATCCTTTTCATCAGATACGATTGACTCGTTTACTATGTCTTCGATTGCTGAATCACACTCAGGTTGAGTAGCGATATCACGATATCTACGAATTAAATCTTGTTCTGTTCTTTCTCTACCATCAGTGTCCAGAATTTGACCGAAGAAGCCACCTCCAGCAACTTCGGTCGTTCCGTCATCTGTACTTGGTAAAGTGAACTTCTCTTGACTCTTTTCGTCTTTGATTCGTTCAAATTTAAAACCAAATAGTTGTGCCATGTTATAAACTCCAAACCTCTATATTTTTGTATAACTATTTATACGATTAAAATTAGAAGTTTACACCACTTGCTTCAAAGTGTTGGTATCTCCATGTAACTTCAAACTCTTCGATCTCGTTTGTAGTTTCAGTAGACAAGTCTATTTGAGCAACTGTTAATGGCCATGCGTTTCTAAAGATATAACTCTTAAGAACTGTATCATCTCTATCTAACTGCTCAACGAACAAGTCAGTTTGATAGTCAGCAGGTGAAATTACACCAGTTCCTTCTGCTAAATCGTTGATACCATTTGACCATCTTTCCATAGCATTTCTAATCATAAAGTCTGTGTCATTGATAAATGTTACAGACCAAGCATCAGCAAACTCTCTGTCACCTGCCATGTAGATTTTTCTTCCACGGAAAGGCACTTCAATCTCACCTAAAGTTTGAGCAGGTAAGTTTGATGCTTTTGCTAGAAAGGATGTTCTACGAACATCCAATCCGATAGCAATACCAGAAGGTGGAGTTATTGTTACTCTGAATTGGTTAGCTCTAGCACCACCACCAATCAGATTCGCTTTAAAATCGTCTATTGCTGCCATGATTAACCTCCAACCTCAGAGAACGCTACACCAGTTCTCGTTGCGATAAAGTTTAGTGTTATGAAGTTAATTGATCGAGCAGGTTTCACAAATATATCTGCGACAAACTCGTTTCTATCAATTACTTCCCCAGTGTTATTAGTAGCATCACATTTTACAGAGAAGTCTGTAATACCTCTACGACCTTGAACATCTCGTAAGAATGGTTCAATTAGGTTTCTAAACTGCGCTCTAGTAAACTCATCGTTAAATTCAAAGAGTTGGAATTTAGATGCTGTAGCAATTGCTTTCTCTAATACTAAGAACAATCTACGAACATTAATTCTATCAAACGCACTTGGTTTTGATAGAGCAGTTTTATCACCGAATAGAACTACACCTTGTCCTGGGAAGTTTACAACAGGATTAACTCTTGCACGATACAAGAAATCTCTGTTTGCTTTACTAGGATTGTATGAAAGTTTAATTGCGTTTCTTACATTACCACGATTTAAACCTCCTGGAGAGAACCATGGATCCGCAACTCTATCAGTGTAAGCACATAAACCAGCAGTGTCACCATTCATTGGGACAAAACGATATACATCGTTATACTTGTCATACATGTACTTGTAACCACTATCGAATACCATGTAAGAT